AAAGGTGCATAGTTTCTCAGAATTGTGTAAAATACGGGTGAGCATGGGACGACCTCCTGTCGAATAGGCTGATTGACTCTCTACCTATTCTACACGGAATGCGTTCCATGCTCAAGTTCTCATTTTCGCCAGAGTCCAGTCACAAAGACAACTTTATTACCCTTTGTCCATTGCACCACCACCTATTCGATCACTCCAGACTCTGGAAGGAAGAATGGGATGCTTTTATGTCTTTGCTTCCAAAAAAGTCGGCAGCCGCTAGAGTGTATGCCCTTGAGGTAAGGTTGCCACAGCTGAGGGCATTTTGGAACGGCAGTCATAATGAGGGGAATCCGTAATCTCTGAAGCACAACCATAAACCGTACCATGTGTGTGGGATGTTGGCTCAGTATGGACCGAACGCACACGATTCCCGTATGCGCGAATTTGTGCTAGGAAATGCCGTGGTTGAATTCCTCTTTTTCCGCGTAATCTGATAGAAAATGAGACGGAGACAGACATGAAACTCGAGATGGATCTGGTCAGAGAAATCCTTTCGTCATTGGAATCATTTGACGGTTATACCGAAACAGGCGCACTCAAAGTTGAGGGATATTCCCAGGAACAAGTAGAATATCATGTCTTTCAATTGTGGCAAGAAGGTTTGCTCCGGGGACTTGACGCGAGCAGCGGGGATAGAAGGAAGGTTCTCCCACAAGGGCTGACCTGGGAAGGGCACAAGTTCCTTGCTGTTGCGAGGGATGACACTGTCTGGAGGAAAGCAAAGAAGGCGATTGCAGGTATGGGGGGCGCTGTAGCCATCTCCGTCGTGAAGGAACTCGTGATTAAACTGGCAGATAGCATTTCTTGACCATGATTCACTCAAGGGCTGAAAGAGCTCTGGGTGGATGGGTGCCACCCGCTCGTTACTTTGGCAAAGAGAGGCATTTTGAGACAGAAGGGAGAAAAACATGACGAAGGTACGACGGTTGATCCTGGCCAGTATGCTGGCTCTGTTAATCGCCTGCTCTCCACAGACGGAGGTCACACGAGTGGTGGAGGTTACCCAAGAGTTAGAAGTCACTCGAGAAATGGAGGTGACACGCGAGATAGAAGTCACGCGGGAGGTAGAGGTCACACGAGAGGTAGAAGTCACGCGATTAGCAGTGGTGACAGCAACAAACACGCCAATGCCAACGCGCACTCCCACACCAACTCCACCCACTTACAGATGGAAAGGAAATGAAGCAATTGGGCCGGACCCACTTGGCAAGATGATCATTGAGACAGACGAAATGCGAAATCTGACGTTTTACAGTCACTCGGCTGCTCCGGAAAGTTGGTTTTCAAACTGGGTGGGTCTGTACATTGTGGAGAAGCAGGGCAAGTACTCGCTTCGTATGGAGATTGACTACACCTCTGATGATTGGCTATTTATCGACGGCTACATCCTAAAGGCTGATGACCAGGTGTTTCGGATCGCGACCGCCTATGAAGATATTCAGCGAGACGCTGCGGGAGGTGGCATTTTTGAGAGGTATGACCGGCCGCTCTATTCATCACACTTGGAGATGATAGAGGCCATAGCCTCGGCCAACGAAGCACGGATTCGCTATGACGGAGACGTGTTTTATAAAGAGCGCGAGATTACGGTCAAAGAGAAGCGTGCTATTATGGAGACTCTGGCAGCGTTCGAGGAACTAGGCGGAAGTCTGTACGACCTCCCCTCTCGGTAGCTAATATGTGGCTGCTTGTGGAGTGTGTCATTGGGCGCTATTCACCCGCGTGGACACCCGAGTACTCTCGGGCCTCAGGTACTCCGGGGTCGGGTAGGTCGTCGAGTCGGTGCCCAGTTTGGAGAGGATCTCCGCCAGGACCGCCTCCTCGATGTCTACCAGGAAGGAGCTGCTGAGGGGTAGATCGGCCATCAGTCGCCCACCTCGTGATAGCCCTCCTCGAACCAGGGCAGCCCAGTGTCGATCCCCGAGTCGGCGAATTCGCGCGTCAGGTCGTCGGCGTCGTCGATCTCCAGCACGTCGGCCACCGAAGCGGCCTCCGCGTCGGTATCCAGCCGCCGGCCGATAGCCGCCAGAACCTCGCTATACTCAGCTTTGAGGTCCTCCAGCCGTTTGCGGATGACCGACAACAGCGTGTTCCACTCCACCGACTGGCTGGCCGTCCGGTTGGACACATCCACCGACCGCCGCCAGAACAGCCGCTGCGCGGCGTGGTACTCGGTGCCCAACAGCACCGCCCGGATCTTGGCGTGGGTGTCGGCGTCGGTGATCGCGTCAAACCCGCAATCCCGCAGCGCGTCGTCGAGCGGATAGGTATAGTCGCCCTCCGCTCGCCCTCCGCTGGCAGCCGTGCTCAGGTCGCTGGCTAACTTGTCCAGCTTCTCGTCGACCCGCGCCGCCACCTCCGCCCGCGTGATGCTGGCCATGGCCGCCTAGTCCTGCCGGCCAGGCTGGGCGGCGATCTCCTGCCGTTGCGCCAGGCGCGCCTGCTCCCGAGCGGCCTTGGCCTCCTCGCACCGGGCGCGGTGGGCGGCCAGCGCCTTGGCCGGGTCGGCCGCGTCGTAGCGGGGCGTCCAGCCGCACTCGCACTCGTAAGCGTGGCGCCGATCGCCGTGCACCTCCCGGGCGTGCTCGTCGACGAACAGCCGGCCGCACTGGCCGCACTCGATCAGCTCCTGACCGGGCGTACACGGGGCCAGGTATCGCAGCGTGAGCAGCTTCTGATCGTTGCGATGACCTCTCAGCTCGATCACCTGGCCCCGGTCCAGCGTCCCGGTCTCGTTGTCATAGACGAACTCGCGCAGCGCAAACACGTGCACGTCGCGTTTTGCCTTCATACACGAACCTCCTTCGGTCAACTTCCCAGGCTGGGGAGCCCGCAGCTCCCCGTCCCCCGACGCTCCGCGCCGGGCCTAGTCCACCGCGTCCGAGAGGAACAGACCGGCCGCCGTGGCGGTCGCCTTCATGTCCCAGTTCTCGAACAGCTCCAGCAGGTCCGCGCGGGCGCCCAACGGCTCGCGCCGGCTGCGGATGTAGCGCGGCCCGCCCAGCACGGTCTTCCAGATAAAGGTATAGCCGGCGGCCGGCCGGCGCAGCGACGGCGCGGGCGGCACGTACAGCAGCAGCCCGTCGTCGTCCCAGTTGGCGCTGTAGGTCACCGACGCCTCGGCCGTGCCTTCCTCGTCGGCGGTATAGATGCTGGTGCCCACCAGGACCTCGTTGAGGCCCAGGAGCTGGGCCACCAGGTTCGGCGAGACCATCGCCGGCGACGCCTGCGACGCGCCGTACTTGATGCGGTCCAGCAGGTCGGGGTGGTCCTCCAGCCGGTCCCACGCCAGATCGCCCAGCACCAGCTTGTTGGGGTTGCGGGCGATCTTGCGGCGCACCGTCCGCTTGAACTCGCGCAGGTCCTCGATGGGCGTCGACGTGGCGTAGGTCGACCACTTTTCAAAGTCGGACCCGCCGGTCTTGTCCGCGCCCCACACGCTGGTCTTGAAGAAATCGCTCACGAACGAGCGCTCCTTGCGCATCAGCATGCGGTCCATCAGCCACTCGACGCCGTCGCGGTCGGCGTCGAACGGGCTGTCTTGGTTCGCCCGTCGGCCGTCCGGGATCAGGTGGCCGATGCCGTACTCGTCGCAAAAGTAGGTGTCCGAGGTGTCGACCTCGTACCCACCCGTGGGCGGCGCGTCGGTCGGCCCGAGCTTTTCGGCCTCGTCGCGGAACCAGTGGCTCTGGTCGTATTTCGGCACGATGTCGCTCTGCTTGTTGACCAGAACGGCCGGAAAGATCCGCTCCGCGATGTACATTTCGTTCTGATAGGCGATGCTCAGGTTCGTCAACAGTGCATTGACATGAACGTCGCCCTGTCCTGGCTGGTCTGCCATAATTTCACCTCCTGCGGTTGTCTGCGTTTAGCAGAGTAAATCCAAAGACGGTAGTCCGCCGCTAGGCCGCTCGAGCCGGGTTGATGCAGTTGACGGCGCAGCGGATGATGTCGCCGGCGGCGCCGGCGTCCTCCAGGGCGCGACCCAGGATGTACTTGGTCGTGTCCGTCCCTGGCGTCGCAGTCACCCCGCGGCCGCTGGTATCGGTCGTGAGCAGCGCCCCGGCGGTGATCTCCGCCCCGGCCACCAACTTGGTCTCGCCCACCACCACCAGCTCGGCCGCCCGACCCTGCGCCGCCGGCGCATTTTGCAGCACGCCGCAGCAGGCGTCAGTGACGGCCGTCGCGGTCGTGACCTGGCCAGACGAGAACTTCATGAACTTGAACTGTACGGCGCTCAGATCCCCCGCTGCCTCCAGCGACATGGTGAGCGCCTGTCCTGCTACTGCCATTGTTCACCTCCTGTGGTCCCTGCCAGCGGCGCTCCTAGCGCGCGGGCAGAAAGGCCTGCTGGTACAGGCTCGGATTTTCCCGGGCGACTGCCGCTACAGCATCGCCGTGGGCTAGGCCGCCCTCCATCTTTTGGGCGACCAGGTTGTTGAACTGCGCCTGTGGCCCGCTGGCAATCGGCCCCTGGCCACCCTGGCCCCGCTCGCTGAACGCCTCGCCGGCAGCCAGGCTCTCGTCGGTGCTGGCCAGCAGCGCCTCGAACCAGGCAAAATGCGCCCGGTTCTCGCTGGTGTCGGCGGTGTACAGCCACTGCAACTGCCCGGCCAGCTCGTCCACGTCGGCGCCCAGCGCCCGGTAGCTCTGCGCCTGGCGGCTAAACCGCTCCGCCAACTGGCGGCTCTGCTCGCCAGAGAGCTGACCCTCCAACGATTCCACGCGCCCCCGCAGCTCGTCGCGCTCCGCGGCCACCGCCGCGAACTGCTCCAGTTGCTGGGCCTGTCGCTGCATCTGCGCTCGCAGCTCGTCCATCTGCCGGCCGAACTCCTCGCCCCCGCCGTCAGCGTTCCCCGGCTCGGTTCCCTGGCCCTGGCGCCCAAACAGGAACCCCAACGGGTCGTGCATGAACCGCTGCAGGCCGGTTTGCTCCTCCGGCGTCAATACCAATTCCTCAGACATGCGGTTACCTCCTGTATCGCGGGGCGTTGGCCCCGTATTGTCCGGCGACCCGCTTGTCGCCGGTTGTCCACCGATGCTATGTTGAACAGCTCGCAGCGAATACATCGCTGTCGCCTCCCCGAAAAACGGATCGTTGGTAAAGGCCGCGCCGCTCAGCACCGGGCCGATGGCCTGCCCGGTCGTGGGCAGCTCGTACTCCCAGTACACCTCGGCGCTCAGATAGGCAAAGCTGTCGTCCTCCAACAGCTCGCGCCCGCGCTTGGTCGGCTCGATGCGCACATAGCCGCCGTCGGCCCGCGCCTCAAAATCGACGATCCAGCCAAAGGCCCCGCCGGGCGAGTCGTGCTCGGCGTTGACGGCCAGTCGCGCCGGCAGGCCCAGCTCCGCCCGCTGCTTGAAAATCCGCTCCATCTCCTGGAGCATCTCGGCCGTCAGCGGGTGGAAAAAGCCGCCGCGCCAGTAGCCCTCCCCCTGAAAGAGGGGGAACAGCCGCACCCAGTCGCCGGCCAGCACCCGGCCGGCGGCCTCGGCAGAAAACAGATCAATGATGCGTGAAGGTGTCATTCCCATGGAAACGTATCCGATACCCAGCGCCGCGTGCCATCCCCACCCACCAGGTTGAGTTGACACCGGCAGTTGCCGTCGCATTCCGTCCCCGCGCCCGGCAGAATTCCGCCCGTGGCGACCAGCAGCTCGTCGCAGCTCTCATAGACCCCCGCAAAGGCCAGACAGTCGCGGCAGTGCTTGGCGGCCGAGTCCAGTACCCAGGCGATCCGCTGCCTTTGCGCTGGATCCTCCCGCTCGACCTCTCGCACCCGCTCCACCGCGCCGGCGCTAATCGCGTGCCAGTACTGCCCGGCGTACAGCCCCACCCGGCTCCGGAACGCGGCCAGTTGCGCCGCGACCGTCTCCTGGATCGCGCTCGCGTTGCCCGCCACGATCAGTACCAGCAGCTCGTCGATCCACCCCTCCAGCCGCTTTCTGATGGCCGGCACCAGCGACGTTTCGAGATAAAAGTCGTTGGCCTCCAGCTCGGCGTCCACCAGCTTGCGCGCCGCCGGCCCCGGCGCCCCGCCATAGCCCATCTCGAACGCTGCGGCCAGGCCGGCATAGCCCCGCCGCTTGAGCAGCAGGAGCAGCGCCGCCAGCGCCGCGGCGATTTCGTCCCGCAGGTCCTCCTCGCTCTCGGCGCGCGACAGGGTTACCGCCGTCTCGGCCGCCCACTCGTCGAAAATCGCCTGCAGCTCAGCCTGGTAGGCGTCGGTCGCCTCTTCCGCGGCGCGCTGCCCGCGCCGACGAGCAAAGGTTTCGCGTCCTCGCCGGTGGGCGCGCTCCGGGTCCTCGTCGCCGCCCTCTTCGGGCTCTAGTTGGCCGTCCGGTTCCTCATCGCCGGGCTCCTCGTCACCCGGCCGG